CTCCACAATGCCGGACAGGGAGATCACGGCGATGTCGGCGGTGCCGCCGCCGATGTCCACCACCATGTGGCCGTCGGGCTGGGTGATGTCCACCCCCGCGCCGATGGCGGCGGCCAGAGGCTCTTCGATGAGGTACACCCGGCGGGCGCCCGCCTGGATGCCCGCGTCGATGACGGCGCGCTCCTCCACCTCGGTGATGCCGGAGGGCACGCAGATGACCACGCGGGGCTTGAACAGGTGGACGGGCGCCACCTTGCGGATGAACTCCCGCAGCATCCGCTCGGTCATGTCGTAGTCGGAGATGACCCCATCCCGCAGGGGCCGGATGGCCACAATATTCCCCGGTGTCTTGCCCAGCATCTGCTGGGCCTCGGTGCCCACCTTCAGAAGCTTGCCGGTGTTCTTGTCCAGCGCCACCACCGACGGCTCGCGCAGTACAATGCCCTTGTCCTTGATATAGACCAGCACGCTGGCGGTGCCCAGGTCGATGCCGATATCCTTTGCAAACATAGAATCCACTCCTGTATCATTCCCGCGCCTGGCCCCATCTGTGGGAAGTCTGCCCCAAAAGCGCTCTGGATAATCAAATCAAACCCATTGCGAGTATACTTATTTATCATACTAGACGAGCCCTAATTTTGCAAGCCCTTTTCCCCTTTGCCGCCCTTAATTTTTCCATAAGGTTTCGTCCCGTTTTTCCCCGCTATCTACACAACCCTTCCAAACAAACTTCAAGCCCCCAGCCGTCCTACATCTGCGGCTGGGGGCTACTTCTGGAATTGATTGTCCAAGGGCCTGTACCTTCACTTTCTTCCGAACACTTCGGATGGTTTGCGTCGGGGTTCCGCTTGAAACTGTTGTCTTCCTGTTTCCTCAAACAATGGTAGGCTTCAGACTGAATCTGGCTTCCGTCGCTTGCTTAAGCGTGTTTGGAACAATCCAAGGCTTCGTTTCACTTTGCGTCTCCCGATCACAGAAAGAGGTTGGTGCGTTCTAAGCTAGTACATTGGACTCACCTTTTTCCTTTCTGTCTATACTATACGATAATGTCTTTTGTTTGTCAAGGGCTTTTGTGAAATTTTTTCAATTTAATAAATATACCGGCCCCGCAAAACCCACGGGGCCGGTGTCATTCACCAGATGTCCTCCAGATATCCGTCGTTTTCGATGGCCAGCCCGTACCAGCTCAGTCCTGTGGCAGCGGCCTCCCCGAAGGTGGGGTGTCGGCCCGCCACCATGGCCCAGGTATTGTACCAGAAGACATAGGTGATGTCCAGGTGGCTGGGCAGGATTTCCTCAATAATGGACCGCAGCTGGTCAAAACCCTCGGGTATGCCCGCCACATCGGGGAAATACACCTTTACGTAGTTGGGGCGCTCTGTCTCCTCAGCCCTGGCGTTGAGCCCACACCCGCTCAGGGTGTCATTGATGGCCTCGGGCGTAAAGCTGTCGCCGCTGATGCGCAGAAGGGCCGCCAGCGCCGCCCGCCGCTGCCCCACGGTGGTGCACACCGGCCGGTAGGGCAGCAGCGCTTCCACCCTCTCCAGGCCGAAGTCCCGGGCGGTAACCAGGTTCATCTCCCGGGCGGTATCCTCCAGCTCGCTGTCCGCGCCGTCCAGCTGCACCCCGTAAGCGGCCAGCTCCCCCCGGTTGATGGCGCCGGATTGCAGGTCGTAAACCCCCAGCGGCCGCAGCAGGTTCACCAGATAGTCCTCAAACCTCACCATTACGCCAGCGCCCCCCCGATTGCGCCATTCCCGATGGTCAGTGCCCCCAGCACCGGCAGAGTGATATTGCTCAGCGGAAGGTCCGCCTCCGGCTTCAAAAGCTGGCAGTTGGCCACCCCGTCCACGCCGTAGATCAGCGAGATGAGCTGCGCCCTGGGCAGGGGCTGTCCCAGCCGCTCCCCGTTGAACCAGCCTTCCAGCCGGTCCCGTACCGCCAGGGCTACGGAGTCAAAGTCCCTGCCCTCCTGCGCCCACAGCTTGACGGACACATCCACCGTCTCCACCGTGGGGGCCAACACCTTCACATCGCAGGCGATCTCCCGCACCCGGCTGAAGTGGTCCTGGAGGGCGTCCAGCAGCGCCTGGCTGGGCACGCCCCCCTGGGCGGCGGGCACCACATCCACCGTGCCCACCCCCCGGTTCCGGGGCAGCACTGTCACCGCCGCCACCCCGTCGAAGGACAGGGCCGCCTGGCGGTAAAAGGCGTTGTTAGCGCCGTTAGCCAGCCGCTGGAACGTGGCCAGCACCCGCACACGCAGCTCCTCGTCGCTCTCCTCGTCCTGACCGTTGGACAGGGCCTCCGGGTTGGCGCAGGCCACCACCCCCATGGGCGGCAGGGCCATATACACAATGGTGCCTTGGCCCACATTGCCGGAGGCCCCGGCCTCCGCCGCCGTCACGGGCACTTCGCAGTACGCCTCCCCGGCCGGGATGATACCGTCCCGGCCGGTGGCGAACCGCACCCCGCCCGCCGTCATACACACCGTGTCCGCGGGCACCTCCGTGTCTGTCTCCCTGGCCCCGTCCACGTAGAACCGCACCGTCCCCGTGGCCTGGACTGCTTTGCGCCGGGCCACGCCCCGCAGCTTGGCGTGCTTGTCCAAATCCTCCCCCTGGGCTGTCTGAGGGAAGCACTGCCGCCGGGTCCATTCCGCCTGGACATACAGGCTGTAAATTTGGGCGGCTACCGCATAGAACCGCACCGCCAGCTCGCTGCTGCTCCCGGCGGTCTGCCCGGTCTGGGCCTGGAACTCTGAGGCCAGCCCCTGATAAATTTCCTCCAACGTCTTCAACGTCTCATCCCTCCAACTGGGCCGTCACCGACAGCTGTTCCCCTTGCCACAGCAGGTCCACCGTCACCATCAGTGCGTCCCGCTCCCGGCGCACCACTGCCCCGGTCACCGTCACGTCATCCAGCCCGTCCAGCGCCTCCACTGCAAACTGCTGGGCCAGCACCTCCCACGCAGAGGGCTTCTCCCGCCGGAGCTGCCCCATTCGGCTGCCCAGTTCCGGTAGAAAGGGAAAGCTCCCCCGCCGGGCGGTCAGCCGGAACAACACCTCGCCCAGCAGGGCCTCTGCACCCCGGACCACGGCGATGCCGCCGTTGCCGTCGGCCGCATAGTCCCGCCCCTTCAACAACAGGCTCATTTCACTGCCCCCCTAGCCCATACCGGCCAAAATCATCATGACGATCCTGGTAATCAGTTCCTCCAGTGTCTCGTCCTTCACATAGACCTGGCCCATCAGCCGGATATTTTTGCTTTCCACGGTGACGTTCTCCTGGGCGGAGGCGTTTAGCCGATCCCCTTTGAGTGCCAGTTCCTTGGCCTCCACCGTCACCTTGTCGGGCACGTCCCCGTCCTGGCGGACTCCCGCCACACAGGGAATTTCCCCTTTCCCCTGGAGGACCAGCACCCGCTGACCCACCTTAGGGGTCCAGCGGTAGCCCGCCGGGGCGTAGATCTGCAGGCCCCTCCGCTCGCAGTCCAGCAGCGCCGCCGTCTCCCCTCCGCTCATGGTGATAACGCCCACCTGGCTTTCGCCCTGCTCTGCAGGGCGCTTGTGCTGTCCGCTCAGCCACATAGCATCGACCTCCTCATCGTCACGCTTCGCCTGTACACAATGCGCGGCTTTTTTGTCGCAAAGTCCGCTCAGCTTTGTTTCCGCCTCCGGCGGTAGCCGCGCTTGCCCCCTTGCTCCCTCTCTCCCCGCAAAAGCTGAGGGACGCTTTTGCGGGGCCCTTTGATTGCGGGAAGCTTGTGACAGCTCAGCGTTTCATTTAGATCATGGCATCCGATTCGCCCAGCACCAGGGTGGTGGTCAGCCCCTCGCTGCCGCAGGCTGCCTCGCTCTGGGCCACCCGGTAGCGCCCGCTGGCCCCGCAGCCGTCCAGCTCCACCGACACCAGCTGCCCCGGCCAGGCCAAAAACGCCCCGGCCACGGTGAGCCGCATCCGCACCCGTTCCCGCCGGGCGGCCCGCAGCTGATAGTCGGCGGTGTACCGCATGGCGGCGCTCCCTGTGGTGTTGGGCACGGTGATGATTTTCCGGGCGCGGCCTCCCTGGGCCTGGAACGCCGGATCCGACACCCACTGGGTTCCCCAGGAGGTCCGCCGCCGAACCGCCACCTGGCTGAGCACACCGTGGCGCTCCTCCCGGTACTCCCAGCCGGTCACCGGGTCAGAGTCCTGGACGCGCACCTCTTCCCCGTCGCCGGGCGGGTCCAGCACCAGCCGCCCCAGCCGGTCGAATCGGGGGACCACCCCGCCATAATAGCAGGCGTACCGCCGCACCACGCTCCACTCGCTCTCCCCGCTACTGACGGTGAACCCGGCCACGGCGGGCAGGCCCCCGCCGCCCACCGTCTCCACCCCGTAGGGGGCCACATGGTCCTTTATGATGTCCGCCCTGGTACACCATTGGTACTCGGCGGGCATGGACTCGTTGTCCAGCAGCAGCGCCGCCATCCCCCGGCCGGACAGCTCCAGGTACAGGCCGTCTTTCCCGCAGATGACTGCGTACTCGTCCACCACCCCAGTGAACACCCGCTCGTCCTCCCACTGGGCGAAAAAGCGGCAGGCGGCGGACAGCTCCTTCTCCTGTCCCCGCTCCCACAGGCACCGCAGGAAAAAGCTGTCGCATGGGGTATCGGTGCCATAGCAGAATTTCCAGCTGATAGCAGTGGGAAGCTCCAGCTCCCCGCTGTCCCCCAGCATCACCCAGCACCTCATCATGTGATTCTCACCCTCTGTCCCGGATAGATGAGGTTGGGGTTGCGGATGGAGGGGTTTAGCTCCACGATCCGGTTCAGCGCAACCCCATAGCGGCGGGACAGTTCCCACAGTGTGTCCCCGCGGGCCACCGTGTGATACTGGGCCTGGGCCGTCTCCTCCGTTTGAGCCGCGGCGTTTCCGCTGCTCTGGATGGGCCTGGTGGCCAGCGTTGGCGTCCCGGCGCCGCCCTCCACCTCCCAGAACTCGAAGGAATAGGCCACGTAGTCCCGGCGCGGCATCTGCCGCAGCTCCAGGGCCGCGAACCACGCCGTGGTGGTCATCCACACCGGGTGGACCAGCACCCCCGGCGTCTCCTCATAGAATACGGTGGCCAGTGCCTTGAAGGTGTCATAGGCGCGTTCCCCCACGAACTCGCCCTCCCCCCGCAGCACCCGCCGCGTCTGCCCCAGGCTCTGCAAATAGTGCAGTCCGAAGGGGATCTTGTGCACCGCCAGCTTCCGCTGGAAGGCAATGGAATACACCCTGGGGTTGTGGGGCCAGACGAAATTTTTGAACCGCATGGGCGCAAGGATCATCGTTTCACTTCCTGTTCCTATCATTGTCACGCTTCACGCCCTCCGCAACGGCGTCTAAGGTCTCGCCTTCGGCTCGGTCGGCGCTGTGTGCCACTGGCACACAGCGCAACTACGACTGTGCGCGCCGTTTGTTGGCCCTACGGGCCGACAAACCGTCCACTCCGCTTTTGTCGGCACAAACTTCGCTCACTCGCTTTTCCCTTGCGGGGAAAGCTCATCCGCTTCGTTGCGCCTCCTCTCCCCACAAAGCCAAAGAACGGCTTTGTGGGGAGCCCAGTTGGCCGCCTGCTCCCGGGCGTTCCTCGCTCAGAATAGCGTCATCCCGCCGTCGTATCTCCGGCTGTCCCGGCGCACGGCCCTATCCAACTCCTCTACGGTGAGGGCAGCGGCCCGCCCGGGCTCTTCAGCCCGGAAGGTTCGCCCCGCCTGCCCCGCCGGCATAGCCTGGGCGGCGGGGCGGGTGGCCCGGACGGCCTGCTTGTACAGTCCCTCCAGCCCCCCCTCCGCCGAGGTCATGGACTCCATCACCGCGTCCGCTTCCGCCGCGCCCGGCTGCTTTTTCGCCCCGGCCAGCGACGCCGGGGACACATCCCCAGCTCCCGGCTTCCGCAGCAGGGCGGTCCCGTTCCGGCCTGTGACCACCGCCGTCAGCCCATCCCACAAGAACTCCGGCGTCCCGCTGTCCCCGGCCGCATCGGGTTCAACCGCGCCATCCGCCCCCGGGATCTCATCCTGCTGCTCCAGCGGAATATCTCCCGCCTCCGGCACCCGGCGGGGCAGCTCGACCTCCGCCGGCACGCTCTCATCCTCGACCGACACCGGATCCGCTCCCTCCGGCTCTCTCCCGGTGTCGATTTCTCGGGCGGGTGGGCCGGGGGCCTCCGCCCCCGGCCCCATCGTCAATTCGTCCTCCCGCTCATCCTCATCATCTTCTTCCAGCAAAGCCAGCAGCTCCTCCAACCGATCAACCAACGCCCCCGCCCCCTTTCAGTTCCTGATACCTGGCCCAGTCAAACCCGGCGTTCACCGCCCAGCTCTCCCTGGGTGCGCCGCACACGGGGCACGGCTCCTCCTCCGCCCTGGCCCTGCAGTCCGGGCACAGCCGCGCCAGCTCCTCCTCCTGGTCCAGGGCCAGATTCAGGGCGCACCACAGGTAGTCCCGGTCGGTCATGTTTTTTGCCCGTTCTTCGGTGGGCAGAGCGCCAAATAAACGGAGCACGCGCCACTGAAGGCGCTCATAACGCGCGTGCTCCAGGCTTTTTTTCGCCGGTTCAGCTCCTGTTCCCCGTCCAGCGGCGAGGGATTGCAATTCCGGTTAAACTCCGCCCAAGCGTCCGACAGCCGTGCGATGTCCTCCACCCGCAGGCCGTCCAGAGCCGCCTGGCCGTCCTCAAAAACGGGCTTTCCCCTGCGCTCCAGCGCCTTGGCCACAAGGCACGCGTTCCGGCACAGCGCCCGCTCTCTCCCGTCCAAAGCCAGCGCGTCGCCCTCCCGCCGGGCCTCCAGCACCTCACGGGCGGACAGCAGCCGCAGTGTCGTCCCCTTGTCTGCTTTTACGCGGTCTGGCCCGGCCCAAAATCTGTCCATTTATGCCGCCATCTCCATCCGTTTTCCGGCCACCAGGGTGAGCTTTTCCACCACCATCTTGCCCAGCTGGGCGTCCTCCTGGATGTCGCTCCACTGGCAGTCGGAGTAGATCACCTTTCGGTCCGGTTTGCAGATGACCAGCGAGAAGTTCTTCATTTTATAGAAGTCCAACCCGTCGGCGATGGCCTGGTCGGTGGCGTACAGCCGGGTGAGCTGGATGACGTAATTCTGCGGCCCCTGCACTGTGGCCACCGGCTCCTCCTCGCCGAAGGCCTCCACCGAGTAGGAGGTCCGGGTGGTCTTGCAGTTGTAGCTCTGCACCACCGCCACCTTCTGCCCATCCAGCTCCAGCCAGATGTCGGAGCTGGTGGGGAACCCGGCCGCGCTCAGGCCGGCATTGATGCTCGTGTTCATTCAAATTCCTCCTCATATTCACGCCTTGCCTGCTCGCGACGGCTCGGACGCTATTAAACAGTGATATGCGCGGACAGCCACACCTGGTTGAGCCCGTGGGCTACGGTAAAAGCGAACTCCACCAGGCACACCGTGGGGGCGCCGTCCAGGGCGGACACAGTCACGTCCTCATAGCTGTCGATGATCTCCCGGCTGACCCGCTTTTCCAGTTCCATCACCGTCTGGGAGCGGATGGCCCCCCGGCTCTGGGCGGTATTCTTGGCCCGGCTGAACTTGGCCCGCAGGGCGTTGCGGATGCCGGGGATCACCTCGTCCACGACCAGAATGGTGGTCAGCTCCCGCCAGGTGCTGTCCACCACGCCGCCGCTTTTGGTGCGGGTGGTCACGCCCC